TAATCCTAGATTAACTAGAAAACGAGTATTACGTGCTAGTCCCTCGCCTTTACTAATTGCTGATCTAAAACGATTAAGTGTTGTCTCTGGATTTGCTCTTTGTTTTATTCTAGGATCGCCAGGTATATTATCATATTCTGTACCTCTTGGCAACCCTATTCTTATATCAAAGGGTCCTACTCTTTTACCGCCTCTAAATATTGCCATGTTTCTTTCTGTTCTTTAAATGTGCTGCTTCAACATCATCTTTACTTTGACCATAATATTCTACAGCGTGTCCTGCTTTACATAAAGCACTATTGACTGATTTACCATCAATAAAGATATCACCTAGTATTCTGCCAAACTTACCAGTCTCATCACCTTTGTAAGTCTTTATAACAATCTTTTTACCTTTTGTCAAGGCTTCTTTTAAAAACTTCTTAGACAGCATGCCGTATTTCTTTTCTATCTTGTCACTTGTTCTACTCTCTGGTGTATCAATGCCAAATAGTCTTACTCTACTCTTATACATGATGTCAAATCCTAAATCTAACATTACATCTATTGTATCACCATCAACAACTTTTATAACTTTGTTGACACGATAACTAAAATCTGTTGGGTCACCTAATTTTGCTTTTGACATTAAATCATTCTCCTACTGTCACGCCATACTTGACTTGCGCTTTGTTTTCTAAATTGTGCCACTGGCATAAAGATAGATGGCGCATAATCATCCTCTTCCAGTTCTAAAAATCCACTTACGAATTGTCTTCGTAGATAATGCTTAAGTGTTGGTTTAATTTCTCTTATGTTTTTTAGCTTAGAGTAATTACCTGTAAAGTTTCTTCTATCTAATGTTTCTAATAATTTCATTCTCAATGGTATTGGTAGATAGTGAAAGTTAATTCCTAAGAAACCACCTGGTGCTGTTTGTATAGGCATAACAAGTGGAAACGTATCGTAGTATGGTAATGTTGCTTTGAGTTTAGGATCGTATCTAAAAAAATGTAATTTATTAAATTTAGGTGCTTTGTTTAATTTACCACTACGCATAAGACGAGCTGCAGATATCTTGTTTGACAATTCTGCTACTTTCTTCTTATACCAATTGATAGATAAGTCTCTATCACCTGCCGTATCTCTAATTGTATCAAATATACTTTTCGCCATGTTAACTATTTATCTCTAAATATTAGAATGAGAAAGATAAAACGCATATCAAATAGGATATTAGTACAAGGTAAATATCGCCCAAAGAATCCATTAAAGTATAAAGGTGACCCCACAAACATTATATATCGTAGTTCATGGGAATTAACTGTGTTCAAATATCTTGACGCAAACCCAAGCATATTGAAATGGGCAAGTGAAGAAATATTTGTACCATATAGACATCCACTTACAAACAGAATAAGCAGGTACTTTCCAGACTGTTGGTTGCGCTATAAAAATAATAGTGGTGAGATTGTAGAGACAGTATGGGAGATCAAACCAAAGAAACATACAGTACCACCTACTGTACCAAAACGCAAGACAAAATCATGGAAGTATAATGCAGAGCAGTATGTTATCAACAACGCAAAATGGACAGCATGTAAGAAGTATTGCGATAAAAGAGGATATAATTTTCAAATCATTACAGAGGATATACTTAAACATTGGTCAACGATATCTCCGCTGTAACACATAAATAGTATTATGTCAGATAGTTTAACAAGATTAAGAAATAGATTAACAGGTAATATCTTTGGGTCATCTAATCAAAGTAATCCCACAGCAAGGCCACAAACTTCTAGAGGAGCAGCTCCTAATTTTGACACATCTCATTTTGGTCCTAACAAAGACAAATATGAATATGGCGTATTTCAATATCCAGAAGATTTAGGTAACAACGATCATGGACATTATATGTTATTTCATATACATGAAAGACAAAATAGTAAATATGTTTCTCCACAATACAGTTATGCAGTTAGAGGATTTCAAACTGGATTTGATACAATAGATAGTTATGCTAATGACATATACGATCCTGCAGATCCTCCAAAGAAAGAAGAAGGATTAACTCATTCATCTAAACCAGCATATGATTCAGATACAAAAGAAAATTTTAGATTAGCGCCTGGTGATAGACCTGGTGTTTCAAGTTCAGCAACAATGGCGAGAAAAGGTGGATTTAAAAAATCTAAAGACACGATTGCTCTATACATGCCAAATAATTTACAACAAACTTACAAAGTTAACTACAATAATAGTGATACCGGGGTCGCAGGCCTAGTAACAAATACGCTAGGTGGTAATCAAAACATGAAAGAATTTTTAGATAATTTAATGTCTAATGAAACAGGACGAACAATTGCGTCAACAGTAGGAGAAGTTTTAGGGGTAGCAGGTTTTGCAAGAATTAGTGGATACTTTGGAGCAGGAGATGTTGCAGGACAGTTTCGTAAAAATATAAATGAAACACCAAATCCTGCGTTAGAAGCAATATTTCAAAGTGTAGATTTTAGAGAATTTTCATATTCGTTTAGATTTACTCCAAGAAGTGAGAATGAGGTGCGTGTTGTTGATGATATAATACGACTATTCAAGTTTCATGCAGCGCCAGAGCGTATGGCTGGAGAAAAAGTTGGTCGTCACTTTAGATTTCCTTCTGAATTTGATATATTTTACATGTATCAAGGAACAGAGAGCAAGTGGTATCCTATGTTACACACTTGTGTTTTAAATAATGTTGATGTAACGTACGGACCTGGTAATGAAACACAACATTTTAGAGCAGTAGATGGAAGTCCTGCGCCGACAGAAATTAACTTATCATTACGATTTACGGAAACAGAAGTCAACACAAAAGAATTTATTAATTTGGGATTCTAATGGAACAGACAATAGAAAATTTTGAGGGTACAAAAATAGTAAACATAGAAGAAAGTAGTGGAATGGGTGACGTACAAGCTGGTATTGAATTTATCTATCACATGAGAGAGCATTTAGTAGATGTAGGGGTCGCAACAATATATCTGTTTGCGTGTTATGCTCTATATCTCTACTTAAAGAAAGTGATTAAGTAATGGCATATTTCGAAAAGTTCCCACTATATGCGTATGACATCAGCGATACGAATAATTATACACTTATAACAGATATTTTGCGCCGTGTCAACTTAAAAAGTAATGTAAAAGCAAATGCTTTGGTGTTTGACAATTATGTAGTCAAAGATGGAGAGCAACCAGACATAGTTGCTGCAAAATATTATGACGATCCAGAATTACATTGGGTCATTGTGACAGTAAACAACATAACCTCCCGTTATGATTGGCCTCTAGATCAAGTCGCATTATCTGACTTTGTGAGTGATAAGTACGATAATCCAGATGGTATTCATCACTATGAGATTAATGCGACTTCTGGAGATACAACAACAAAACTCATAGTGTCAAGTGATACAGATGGCGCATTGCCAGTAACGAATTATGAGCATGAAGAAACGCTTAACGATAGTAAACGAAACATTAGATTATTAGACCGCACATACATAACACAATTTGTTGAGGAATTTTCTGGTCTAATACAAAGATAGGATATTATGAGTACAGTAGATACGCAGGGATTCAGCGCTGGCGACTACAATTTACCTGTTGTTACAATATACGGACAAAATCTTCCGCTTAAGAGTATAAGAAACAATATTCTAGAATTAAACCTCTATGAGAGTATTGACAATCATTTCATGTCAGGAAACATTATACTTAGAGACGCATACAACGAAAGACAGAATATGGGTCTTACTGGACAAGAAGAAATAGAATTTACACTTGAAACAAATGAAAATTCAGACAAGATAGACTTCAAAAGATTTCGTGGACGTATATACAAAATAGATAAAGTCGTTGGACTTACAGAACATCAACAAATATATACAATTCACTTCATATCAAAAGAGGGCATGCGTAACGTACAGAACAAAGTATTGAGTGCATTTAGTGGTTCTGGTGATCAGATCGCAAAGAAAGTGTTACGAAACATTATCAATACGAAGAAAGGCGTAATGTGTCAAAAGAGCACAAACTTTCAGAAAGTCGTAGGGAATCACATGTATCCGTTTGAATTTATTGATATGGTCGCAAGACGTTCAAGTTCAGACAAATCACATGGGTATGTCTTCTATGAAAATCATAAAGGATTTAACTTTCACACATGGGACGCATTTCATACAAACACAGACGGAACTAAGAAAGAGCCAATAGAATCTTTCTTTAACGCACATACAAGAGAATTTGTGGACACGAACACAGCAATGAGAACACTTAGAGATTTTTCCATTCTTCGTACACAGGATACATTACGAGACTATTCCGATGGCCTAATCGCTTCTACGAATTACGCATACGACCGATTAAGTAAATCACAAAAGAAGACTGAGCTCGACTACTTAACTCAACACAACTCAACATCACACATAGACGGTATCTTTCCTCTCTATACAAGAACGCCAGAGGAACCCTACAAGACGTTGTTTAGTTATAATCTTGCAAATCGTAGTGTTACTTCTCATGACAACTCATTACATATACAAAGTGCTACAGATGACAAATCATATAACAACAACTCATCTAATTTACAGAAAAGAAACATGAGAGCATTAAGTGCAGAAAATCTACGAGTAAAGATCGAAGTACATGGGAACTCATCAATCGCTGCTGGTAGTCTTATACATATTGATTTACCCAACTATGAGCCAATTGTGAATAATATAGATGATCGTGTACATGATTTATACTTGTCAGGTAATTACATTGTCGCTCAAGTAAATCACAAAGTACAAGCACAAAGTTATGTAAGTATATGTGAATGTATTAAGGATAGTGTGAGTGTAGCATATGAAGAAAGTCCATATACAATAGAAGAAAATACCAGGAATGTAACTTAATGTTAGAGTGGATTAGAAACAGAATAGAGATTATACGCAACGACAAAATCGTTGATTTTCTTGACTATAAGAGTGATATCTCCTATGTCAATGATTTACAAATTGACAAGAATGCTGTAAAGTTTGTAAATTACGCAAAGGCCCAAAAGAATATAGATCGTAGTCCTTTAAAACAGACGGCCCAACGGCTGAAAAAAGAGCAGTAGAATGAAAAAATATTACGGAGTAGTCGAGAGCAGACAGGATCCCAAACAACTTGGACGTCTTCGTGTTCGTATACTAGGTATACACCCGGAGGACAAAGTGCTGCTTCCCACTAGCGATTTGCCGTGGGCCACAGTGCTATCACATGATGGCAGTAACAGTGGACTAGGCACTACCCCTAGCTTCTTTGTAGAGGGCACATGGGTACTCGTAGACTTCTTTGACACAGACAGACAGGAGCCATATGTCATAGGAGGTATACCGGGGGTGCCGGCCGCCCTAGGCAATCCAGACGTAGGGTTCAATGATCCCAATAGACGTAGTACAGATAGCAGTAGTGATGACTATAAGCTCTCTGTGTATCCGGCGGCAGTCAATACAAGTGATGTACATGAGAACGCAAGAGGCAGTCTAACGGCAGTCAGTCCAGTGGCTCGTGACAGTATACGAAAAACGGCAGTACCTAGCGCTGACTTCGACAGTACCACAGTATCCACAGTAGACGGCAGTCTTACAGTATCCGCCAGCGATGGCAGTACCTTTGATGAGCCACTAGTGGTAGACGGCGGCACTAGTGACACGGTGGGCACTTACAAGCCTACCTATACTAAGAACCATGTGTATAGTACGGAGAAAGGCCACTTGCTAGAGTTTGATGATACGGAAGGGTATCAGCGTATAGCTATAACTCATAGTGCTGGTTCGTATCAAGAATATAGTAATGACGGAACGTATGTATCTCATATTGTTTCAAAGATGTTTGAGGTTGTTTCGAGTGATAAGTCTTCTCTCATAGAAGGTGATGTGGTTGAAACGATTGATAAAGGTCTGAAACTCAAAGTAAATAAACTTGGTGCGTCTGGTAATAACTATGATATCGAAGTAGGCGAAGGCGCTAACCTGAATATAATGGTTCGTACTGGTGATGTTAATTTAAATGTAACTGGTAATGTAAACGTTAAGTCTTCTGGTGATACGAATATTGATTGTGATAACTTTAGGGTTGCGGCGTCTGGTGCGATTAAGATTACTTCTGGTACTGGGAAAAATATTGATCTCAACTAGGTACCCGTCAAAACTGGAGTACCTTTTCTAATCTATAAATGCAATAGACACTATTTCGATATAGGTTCGAGGTCTTCTTGTAACTGTAATGAAAGTGTAGAAGCCCCCCCGTCAAAACTGAGCGGCTTTTGTTTAGTATCTTTTGCGTATATACTTACAGGAAATAATTCTAACTGTAAGGGAGTACATTGTTGACAGCAATCAGGTGTGCCACAATTTGTATGTTCTATTGTTTCCATAACACTATATAGTAGTACACAAAAATAATAAATTTTCTTTGCTGGAATGAAACACTAACTTACTATATACATATGTCAGATGTCAGAACACTTAAAGCTCAAGACATACACTTTCCCGAATATCACAAAGTCTACCACGTCAAACAACTCGGCAACTTCATAGATTACGATACACGAAACATGGAGAACGAGGCACGGAATCGTTTGGAGTGTTTGATGAAAGATATGGACACACATGGTATGATACATCCTATCATTATTTCTTACAATGCATACAATGTCTCTGTTGGTCACCAACGATTATGGTATGCAGTACAACGTGGATATACACATATAGATTGTTACCACATTCCTGACCAGCAATCTTGGGAGAAAGTTTTTTCTTATACACAATCAAATGACTATTGGCAAAAATATACTTAAGGCAAAGTACATCAACTTTCCACAACACTACAAGGAACTACCATTAAAGGATCTAACCTATAAGTGGGATAACGTTTCTGTTGAGGAGTGGACGAACTATGCAGATGAGAAAGGTATACCATATAAGGAACTTTTCTCGGATATGGACCAAAGAGGTTTATTGAATCCTGTTATAGTGCGTGATCTTAAATCGAATGGTGTCTATCGAAAATATCATTGTGGCGGTCGTAGAATTATATGGGCGAAAAGAAATGGCTATGATTTTATAAGTGCTTATATAGTAAAAGACTGGATAAGCGAAGAAGGTCAAAAAGAAATTGACCAGATTGTGAACGACCAGTGGTTTCGTATTGACTAAATACTATGGTATGAATACAATTCGAGGAATACATTAGAAACCCGTTCTGGGTTCGATTATAGATATAATCAAATAATTAAGGAGAATACATGTTAAGATTAATTACTCTTACGGCAGTCGCTCTAGCTCTTTTCACCTATGGTGCAAATGCAGCTGAGATTACACCGTACGGTACTTTCAACTACAAGTGGTCACATGATGAAAATGCTTCTGGCGTTGCATATGACAAACTAGAGAACAATGGTTCATTAATTGGTGTCGATATTATCGAAGACTTTGATGAAGCAAGTTCTATCTCTGGTATTGCAAAACTAGAACTCGGCGTTGATGTTGACGATAGTGGTAGTGACACTTTGGATTCAAGACTAGCATACGTTGGTGTTGAGAACAATGGTGTGGCAATAACTGTTGGTAGACAAGCACATCCATTTGCTTCTGTTTCTAAAACTGGAAACTTTGAAGTATATGGTTCAAACGCTGTATTTAAATATGGTGACAGATCATCCAATACAATCAAACTAGACAATGGCAGTTTCGCTGCAATGGCTATGGTTGATGGTTCTTCTGGACAAGACGGTATTGACTTATGGGAAGCTTCGCTCTCTCATTCTGTTAGTGGCGTTGATGTATCAGCAGGATATGCGGATGATGTAGTAAACGATATCTCTTATTGGGGCGCAAGTGCCTCAGCTTCTATTGGTGACGTAACTGTCGCTTCAACTTATACAATCAAAGACGCTGCAACAGACCTCGTAGGTATGGAAGCAACTGTTGGTTGGAAAGCTTTAACAGTAGGATATGGAGATAAAGAAGGAACTGGTACATACATGACTTATGGTTTAAGTCATTCTGTAACGGATGATCTAACCGTCTATGCAGAAATGCAACAAGATGATTTAGATACTGGCACAGACCTACAACACTATTCTGTAGGAACCAAGTTCACATTCTAATAACATAAAAAAGGAGAAAATTCATGAATAAATG